CCCGGCGACATAGAAGAAGATCGTCCTCGCCGCCGGCGTGCCCACTGAGAACGTGACGTCGAGAGTCGCGAGCGTTCCGGCCGCGTCCTCGAGCGCGACGAACGTCGCCGACGTGAACCGGTTGTTCGCGAAGAGGGTTTTCGCCATCCCGTGCAACATGGAACCGGCGCCGAAGTACCCGCGCGCCTGGTCGGCCGTCGTGACGGTCGTCGGAACGAGCTCCGCGACGGTCCCCGCCGTGATCCGTTGCCCGATCACGAGGAGCCGGTAGGTCTGAATCGAGGGGCCTTGCGTTGCTTTCGAGCCGTCGAATTCCGCGAAGAACCCGGGGACGAGCATCGTCGCGGGAATGGAATTGAAATCGACCATGGGTCAGTCCTCCGCGGAGCGGGTGGTTTCGGGTTTCGTGCGCCCCTTCGATTTCCTCGAGCCGGTGCTCGAGCTCGCCGGGGGCGCGGGTTCGGTCGTGACGTCGCCGCGATTGATTCGCCGGCGCCAGTAGGTCGAGAGCTCGACGAGCTCGCCGGCCGCGTCGAGGTGCCGCTTGTACGGTCGCCCGGGGAACCCGACGAGGAGGCCGGCGCGGGCGGGGTACACGGTGACGGGGGTCGGCTTTTCCATGGGGCGGAACCTATCAGGCGTCGGGGTGGATTGCATCGCTCGCCTCGAGCTCCCCGTCGGGGGGAGCGAAATCCCAATCGACGGCGACGGTCTTCAGGCGATCGAGATCCTCCTCCTCCCCCTCGAGAACCTCGGTCAGGTACGCGAAAACGAACGTGAGGCGCGCGGCCCCGAGGAGGGTCTCCCCCTCGTAATCGTCCTCCGTCTCGACCCCTTCGAACCCGGAGCGGGGGGGGTGCATCACGAGCCCGTCGAGCTCGAGCTCGGGGAGCTGGAGGCGGGGAAGGACGAGCGCCTCGACTTGCGCGGCCAGGTCGTCTACCTGGTCGTCAATCGGCTCCCCGTTCGCGGTGCCGCGCTCGACGAATAGCTCGATCCCGATCCGGAGGGCGCGAACGTAAATCCGCGGGGCCTCGTTCAATACCTCGATCGTTTCCGAGCGGGCGAAGATCCCGATCGCGGGGAGCGCGCCGGTCCACGCGGGGACCGATCGGTTCGTCGAGATCCTCGAGCCCGCGACGGTGTTCCCGTCGAGCACGCGCGCGAGCTCGCGGCGGATTACTTTCCGTTGCAGACTCACGGCGCCGGCTTCACGAGCTCGAGCTCGGTCCACCCTTCCCCGTCGGGGAGGGAATCGTTGACGTCGTAAATCACGCCGTCGATCGTCACCTGGTCGCCGGTGAAATTCCCGGCGCGATCCTCGCGGCGTTGCTCGGGGGCTCGAGGGAGATCCGAAAGACGGACCCCCACGCGGGGGGCCCGTGTCGAGACTTCGGATTCCGTTTCGAGATCCGCCGCGACGTGCTCGGCTCGGAAGACGGCGACGATCGGCGCGTCGGCGTATCCGTCGGCGTGATAGACGATCGTCTCCGCCGCGCCGAACGTCCGCGCGATCGTGCCGTGGGCCAGGCTGGTAAGAGTGCGCCACCCCACGGGATCGGCCTACGTTTCCGCGACGTCTTTTCCGTGGTTCAGTTTGATGTCCACCGTCAAGACGCCGTTCCCTGACGCGGCCGCCGCCTTGCCGGCGTAGATGAGGTCCGTCGCGCTCGTGAGGGTGAGCCGGCTGTTGGCGTCGTCCCAATAGAGCGAAACGCCTTGCGCGATCACGTCGGTTCCGAGGCAGACCACCTCGTGAACCCCCTCGACGTGGAGGGTGTACTTCTCGCCCGAAACCGCGGCCTCGCCGGCGACGCCGAACGTCGTTCCGACTTGTACCCCGAGGCCGGGGGTCAGGGTTGCGCCCGCGGTCGCCTCGATCGAGTTTCCCGGGCCTTTGAATAGCTTGGTCATCGTGCTTTCTCGTTTCGGTTGATTCGGTCAGGGGGTCACGATCGACCCGAGAGCCGGAGCCCCCGGGTCGTTCGCGCTCGAGATCAGGGAGCGGTTCCGTCGCTTTTGACCATGCCGCGCCAGTCGGCCGCGACCGCGCCGAAGTCGTGCATCGCGCGGATTTCGAAACCGTCGGTGTCGAACCCCTGGCGGGTTTCGATCCGCGGCCCGTCGCCCTCGCCTTGCAGGTACCCGTAGAGAAGGGTATCGCAGAGGTCGGGGTCGCAAGCGAGGTAGTAAATGATCGCGGAAATGACGTCGAGGCGAGGCTCGGCGGTGACCGACGAGAACGCACTCGCGAACGGGTTTACCCCGCCGGCGGTCGTCGGATTGATCGCGGCGGTCAGGGTTTGCGCGGTCGTCTCGAGCGCGGCGGGAACGATCAGGTGCGAGGCTTGCAGGTTGAGCAACTGTTTCCGGAGCACGGTCCGTGCCGCGGACAATCCGGCGACGGCGAGGGCGCCGGTCGAGAGGTTGGCGTGCGCCGCGTCGAACATCGAGACGGCATCGCTCATTGTGACGTTGCCCGTAATCAGGGCCCAAACCACGTCGTTCTCGGTCGCCGCGGCCGCACCGCCGAACGAGGCCGGGAGTCTCGAGAACGCGCCGGTATCGTCGTTGACGACAAATCTTGGCGTAGCTCGAGAGGTACCAGGATTCCCCCTGCTCGCCGACCGTCCCGCGGGTTATCTCCCCGTCGGCTTCGATCTTCGCGAGCGAGGGAGCGCCGCCGAGCTGCACGACCGAGGCCGGCTTGAAGTCGGGAAGATCCTGGCGACGCGTGAACGAGAGGAACGTCCTCGGTTGCGCGGCGTACGCGCGACGGAGGAATTTCGTCGCGATGTTCGCGAGCACCACGGGGAAGTCGCTCGTCCCGTGCATCGCGCGTTGCGCGAGCTCCATTTTCGAGAGCCCGCGCACCGACTCGTTCGCGCGGAGGAGGCATTCCTCGGCGAGGCGCAAGAGCGAGAACCCTCGGAATTCGCGACCGTCTTCGGAGAGCGCGACGTGTCGCACCGCCCCGTTCTCGGTCGGCTCGCGGAGCCCGCACCGGTTCGCGAGCGCGTTCTCGATTCCGTCGCGCACTTTGTCGCGCTCCTCCTCGGTCACCGACACGAGCCCGGAGATCGGGTCGAGATCGGTACGCGCGGCCAGGTGCTCGAGGATCGCCTCGCGCGCCTGTTCGATCGTCGCACCGCTACGCTCGAGACGGTTCGCGAGGGCCTCGGGGGCGCCGTGCCGCGCGACGAGCTCGCGGAGAGCCGCGGAGCGTTCGCGTTCGGCCGCGACCGCCTCGCTTGCGATCGCCGCGGGGGTTCGTTCGGAGGGGGTGGGGGCGGGCGTTTCGGCCGGCGGGGTCGCCGGGGTGGGAACCCCCTCGCCGCGGGCGGAGTCGTCCGCCGACGTTTCGGGGCTTGTCCCGTTTTCGTTCTCGTCGTCCATTCTGGTTTCCTCGTGTCGGTTGACGATGAAGAGGGGGTTCGGAGTTTGATGATCCGCCGACCTTGTGCCGGCGCCCGGGTCGGCTCCGATCGGGAGAAGGGAGGCTTCGAATATCTCCCAATCCACCGCGCGGAGTGTTCTTTGCTCGGCGCCTTTCGGGGTCACGTCCTGCCACTTGTGCACGCGATACCCAATCGACACGTTCCTGACGATTCCGTCGGCGACGTCCTGGCGGAGCCCGGCGAGCTCGTCGCGACGCGAGAATTTCGCCCACGCGACGATGCGCGTCCCCGCCTCGAGCTCGGCGGATTCGATCGCGCCGAGGATGGAAGATCCCTCGCCGGAGACACCTCCCCAAGTCCGATGAGAGTCGAGAAGAGGAACGGACCCCTCCTCGAGTCGCGTCATGCGAACCTGACCGCGCCCGAGGCCGAGCTCCTCGACGAACGGGTCGCGAAGCCACGGTTTCCGGAGCACGCGCGAGCCGGTCGAGAGGACGAGCTGCACGCGGAGATTTTCCTCGTCCCAGGTTGCGGGTTGCAGGATCGCCCGCGTTTCGAACGGGAGCGCGTCTACTTGCGCGGGAAGTATCTCGAGCGGTTGCGGCATGGAATCACCTCGGGGTCAGTCTGCCGGCCGATCGCGGCCGTTCAAGGGGGGACCTTGTTCCTCGCGCTCGAGGACGAGGGCCTCGAGGAGCTCGATCGTTCCGTCGATCACCTCGTCGCGCGTGCGCGGATCGCGGCCGAGATCCTCGAGCCTATCGACGAGCTCGTCGGTGCTCGGTCCCCGGGATCCCCCGGGGCTCCCCGTACCCGCCTTGTCCTGGCGCGGATCGGAGTCGAGGATAATCCCCGCCTCGTCGAGGCGCGCCTGGAACGCGGCGGTTTCGCGGACCACCTCCTCGGGGTCGAATCCCTGACCGCGAATTTCCTCGGGGAGGGTCGTCAGTCCCGAGCGGATCCTGTCCTTGATCGCTTTCGTTTCCTTCCCCGGGTCCACCATGAGCCGACGGGGAGGTGTCCAGGTCGCCGAGCGCCGACCCTCGAGGCGCCCCGCGAGCTCGGCGGATTCGAGGAACCACGACCAGACGCGGGAGCAAACTTGAGGAATGAACTCGAGCCGGCGGAATTGCTCGATCTCTTCCCACATTCCGAGCCACCCCATCCGGCCGCTCGAGAAATTGACCCCCGAATAATCGCCGGTCAGGGCCTCGTATGTCACGCCGTACCCGCGCGCGATCGCCCAGAGGGTGATCGTCGAATAGTCGCGGAACCCCTCGACGCCGGGGGGCTTTGTGAACTCGATCGATTTCCCCGGGGGGAGGTATTCGATCGTTCCCGCGTCGAGCGTATCGATCGGCGTTGTCGAGCCGGCCGGCGTTGTCCCCAGGTCGTCGCCGAGCCCGCCCTCGATGTCATCGACGCGATTGTCTGCCGGAGGAGCTGCGCGTCGTCGTACGCGTCGAAGTCTTTTAGCTTCAACATGCACGGCGCGCCCCACGGGATCCCGCGCACCTGGCCGATCCGGTCGCCGCGGAAACAATGGATCACGTCGGCCGCGGGAACACGGCGCGAACGATACGAAAGGGAACGGTGATCGCCCGGGTGATCGGGAAAGAGCCAGAACGCAGAGCGGTTTCCGAGCGGGCCGAACTCGACCCCGTTCACGATCTTTCCGCCGTTCGGGAGTCGGGCCGCATCCTTCCCCGTGTCGATATGGTCGGCCTCGAGGAGCTGGAGCTGCAGAGGAACAACGAGCCCGTCGGCCTTCCGGCGTACGCGCCGGCGAATCAGGAACTCGCCGGCCTCGACGGTCTCGCGATCCCCGAGGCGTTGCAATCCGCCGAACGTGCGCCGGCCTTCCGCG